GACATCTGAGAAATTTGAACCGTGGGAAGATGGAAAGTTAGGGATAAGCGATCGCAAAGATCGTAATAGGGAAATGATGGCGGCGGCTAAAAGTCCCTTACCATTAAGCCCACTGAATAAAGCAGAAATCTCTGACATGCGTAAGATGAACGATCGCCTAGTTGAGATAGCAGATACGGGCGGTTCAGGTAAGGTTTCACAAGCAGATAAAAAATATTTAAAGTCTATTGGCGTAAATGAAAATGAAGCATCAGTATGGACGCGGGCGATCTCATTGATGGAAGCGCAGACGCCTAACGCCATCAAAACAACATTATCAAGTAATACTCTGACTTATGCTAAAAATTTAACCGGAAAATATGGGGAATTTTATAATAGGCAGATCGGCGAAAAGCTAAGTAAATTAGGGAATAAAGACCTAGCAGAAATAGCATCTAAGCATTCTATGGGAGTAGTTAAAGCTGGTGCGCCGTTAAAGGCTAAATCATTAGAAGCTGCGCCATCCGTCTTAACTGCAGAATTAAAGCGGCGAGGGATGTTAGATACAGATCATCCTAATGGCAGTTTCAAGGGTAAAATCATCACGGATTGGGGCTCCTTAAAGGATGATGATTTCACCTTTAATAAGGGAACAAAGAAAGCGAAAAAGCCAGAACCCAAAGGTTCTCATGACGATTTCTCAATATTTAGAACGGAAAGAATAGATCAATTATCTGATCGCCTTGGTATTAGTAAAGATGAAGCCGAGAAAGTTCATAAATCTATTAGCAATTGGACTAAAGTAGGTTACGAAAACGTTAAAAATCATCAGCGAGGTAAAGCCGATCCATTAGGAGAAAAGATAACTAAAGATTTAGATAAAATTTTATATTCTGATAATATTTCACCTTACAAGGGATCATTGTACCGAGGGATTACATTTAGAAGTAAAAAAGACCGAGATAGCTTTATACAAAAAACGCGCACAGAGGGAATAGAGTTAAAAAATCATAGTAGTTTTTCAAGCAGTGGAAAAGTAGCGGTAGGATTCGCTAATGGTGAGTCATCCATGCGTGAAGAAGCCCCTGCCGCTATAGTTCGAGTAATTGACAATAAAAAAGGCAAATCAATCAAGCAATTTTCAACTCTAAAGGATGAAGATGAAGTTGTAGTCCCAATTGGCACAAAATATAAACTCATTAATTCCCAGAAAAAAACATTAACAAGTGATAAAATAGTAGATATTATTGATGTAGAAGAGATAGATTAATTCATGGTTAAAAATAATAGCACTCAGTCATCAAGCACCATTACTAAAAGTGTCGCCACTCCTCCGCCAGAAAATAATTTAGAAAAGGCGATCGCTACCCTAGATCCGAATGAATCAGTAGATATCGACAGAGCAAAACGCTTTGTAGATACACCGGATGATTCTGATTTTGCATAATTCTACCTTAAATCCAACGGCTACCTGTCAAAAGGTAGCTTTCAATTTATTTTGATATCAAAAAAAATGCTTAATATTGATGCTATACCAGATTTAGTTTTTGATCCCCGATCGCGCCGCTGGCGATACCGGGATAGTCAAAAATTCGCGTCAATGGAAAGTATACGAAACTTATCAAAAAAATATAATGCTAATCAAAAATCAGAGTTACAGCGATTAGGATCGGATTACTCAAGCGGAAAAATAGATATTAAACAATTTCAAGTAGAAGCAGCTAAGTTACTAAAATCCTTGCATTTAAGCGCAATGATCCAGGGATTAGATAAACAAAATGATATGAAGCCAGAACGATTTCTGGCGGTCGGAAGAAATTTAAAATCCCAATATTATTCAGGGAAAGATCCATTAACGGGCGATCGCTTTGGGTTAAAGTATTTAGTACAAGATATGGTAGAGGGTAACGTCTCAAGTTCTCGCTTACAAAGTCGCTTAAAAATGTTTGGTGAATCAGATAAAGTAAGTCTATGGGATACCCGGAAAGCGATCGCCCTTGATAATGGTATTCAGTACGGCAGGAGAGTATTAGGAGCTACTGAGAATTGTCAACAATGCGGATATTATGCCGGCTTAGGGGTAATCCCTTTGCGTGATATCGTCCTTCCGGCAACGGCTTGTCAATGCCGAACAAATTGTAAGTGTAGGATTGAATTTATTGAGAAATCAAAGAAGCGATCGCCTTAGTAGCGATCGCCAACTTTTTAGGTTAATTAAATCAAGCAGCTAAGCTTGTTTCGTCTGTGGGTTCATCTGTCGGCTCGTCTACAGGTTCCTCTACGGGTTCATCTACAGGTTCCTCTACGGGTTCATCTACAGGTTCCTCTGTCGGCTCGTCTGGCGGCATAGAAGCAGCAGACAGGCGTTCAACTTCAGCTAATAGTTCAATCGTCTCAGGTTCTAACTGTACTTGCTTTGCGACTTCCTGTGTAACTTGTTCGGTTACGTCAGTCGATCGCGTTGATCGCATTTTGAGTAAGCCTAAAAGAGCAATTAGAATTTGTTTTAGCGCTTGGTTGGTATCGAGCATAAATCAAAAATCAATACGTCTCTTTTATCATGAAAGAGATCAATCATAACCTTTATTATTTTGTAGATTATTTTGCATAAGTTAACTAATTTTTGATATCAAAAAATTCCTACAATATTTTGATATCAAAAATTACCTTAGCGTAATAATAAAATCATTTAATCTAATCTCTAAGGTAAATCCTAACGCTTCACAAACTCTCATCATCATCAACCAATCGCGACAACCCTTTTGTTCCCATCGACTCACGCAAGAGCGATCTGTATTAATTAATAACGCTAACTTTTCTTGCGTCCATCCTCTTGCTTCGCGAAAAGACCGAATAATATATCCTTGCGTAGTATAAGGACTTTTTGATTCATGTACCGCAATTACAAACCCACCCCCAAATCTAATTACTCGTTGCATTCTATTTGTGTAATATCACCAACATCAATTAAATTCTAACAACTTTAAGTTAATCTAGGAAGTAACATTAGATTAACTTTATCAATTATAAATGGCGACGCCTTTTGCTAATAAGATTTGGAATCATGCTCATTTATATTTTGTAATTCACTCACAAGATATAAAGGTAGATAAGTTTGGCGTTCCATCGTCTGAAGGTAAAGAAATCAAAGTATCAACAAAAATAAAAAAGATTGGTCAAGGAACCCAAAAAAATTTAAAGCCAAATGATGCGGCATCAGAGGCAGATGAAACTTATGCTTGTAAAATTTTTGCGATAGATGATGATAAAAAAAATGTTTCTGTTCCTGTTGACTTATTTCCTGGCGATGTTGGAGAGGGATTAATTAATGGAATTCCCTGCAAGGTAACAATTAAAAGTGTGGCTCAATCATCTATTAAGATTTTACACAAAAAGTTAGGTAACAACTTGATAGTAGAAGTAAATTATCGTGTACGTAGGGGATCAAGTAATTAGTAATGGACAAAGGAGTAGTTAGTATTGATGCTGACTTTAGTCAATCAATAAATGCTTTCAAAGCCATTAGATCTAACCTCAAGGGGTTAGAACCTCCTATGCGAAAATGGGGGCATTACATGGTAGTTGATACCCAAGATCAATTCAGGAAGGGAATTGATCCGGATGGTAATCCATGGGCACCATTGTCACCTGTAACTTTACTGAATAAAGCAAAATTGGGATACCCACCTGATATTCTAATCGCTACTGGCGATATGGAAAGAACAGTAGATTATGCTTTTATCGGTAAAGGAGTAGTTATTAGAATTGGCTTCCCTGCACAATTCCACCAACGTGGCACTACAAAAATGCCAGCAAGAATCATACTTGGGATGAATCCTTATCGTCAAGCCAAGTTAGGTGATATAGTGAAAGAATTCTTATTAGTAATAATTGAAGATGAAGGATTATCAGCTAGCGTTACGGTGAATATTAGAGGTTAATTAAGATTATCAGCGTGGTAATATCTCAAAAAACAAGCCGTTTTATAAAGACGGAATTTCAGACCAGAAGGAGTTTCGATGATTGCTCGTGATCAATGGAATATTGCATTAAGCGATAGATTATCTATTATTCGCGATCGCTTAATGGATGACGGCGTAATTATAGCAGGCTTACCTAATGAAGCCAATCAATTTGGTCAGATTTGTTTCAATAGTCTAGATTGGGCATTCCAACGATATACTGCTAAAATACCTGATTCAATAGATAAAGTCCAAGAGATGACATGGACGCTCTTAGTTAGATTATTTTTTGAAAAAAGGAGAACAGATTTAGAACCTAACGATCCTGAGTTTGAGGCGGTCTTAGAGTGGATGGAAATCCAAGTGCTACAGCTTGTCGCCGGCTTTAAGCTCCCTGAAACAAGTAAACCGATCTACTTAGTAGAAGGTATGACTTACGTACCGGAAAAAGGCGCGTGGCAGGCAATGATCACGTTTGCTTTTACCTGCAATTTAGTTCCTCAAGATGATGTTGATGTAATACCAGTAGAAAAAATTGGGGCTAAAAGCCAGAGAAGCCAGAGAATTTTATTTGAGGTTAATAGTTAATTAAAATGGCTGAAGATTTTGATTTATTATGGATAGCTAACGTTATTGTTCGGATAACGATTGACGATAAGCTTTTTATTTTAGCAAAAGGAGTCGTATTTAAACCGCCTAGACTTACTGATTATCTACGTAGGGCACTCGAAAGAGAGTGGGTAGTTTATAAAGTGTAGCTAAAAAAGAGTAAAATTTAATGCCAACACCACCACAACCGTCAAACTTACCTATTATCATTGAATGGATAGCGAATGTAATTGTTAGAATAAAAATTGATAAAAAAACTTATGTGTTTGGGGAAGGCATTAAACAAGAAGTACCTAGAATCACTGCTTATTTGCAAGATGCAATTGATAGAAAGTGGGCAAAAATATACAATCCCGTACCACTAAGAGAACCAAAACCTAGTCTTAAAAAGGAGAAAGAAGAATGACTTTAAATACAGGAATTTTCGTTAATCAAATCCCATCAGAAAGGAAATTAATTAATGAATTGCCGATAGTAGTGTTTGGTACTTTAAGCAACTCGAAAATTGATCCGGATAAAGGAGGTATACCCGCAGATGAATTTTTTCTAATAACTAATGAAAAGCAGGCAAAAGAAGGATTTGAAGGAGCTGCAAATGTTGATACTCTACCAATTGCTGTGGAAGTTCTACAGCGTTATCAATGTGGACATATTTACGTATTCCGTTTTGCCTCAACTGCTATCGAACAACAAGAAGTAAAACTAATTGAAAATTTAGATAATTTAAAAAACGCAATTGGAACTACAATTATCGAGTCGCAACCGAGGATCATTTTAGTACCTACCTTTTATTCTGAAGCGGTCATCGAAAAAATGATCGAGGTATGCGAAAAAACTTTTGCAGTCAGCATTATTAATTTTCCAGCCGGCACAGACGTTAATACGGCGATCACGATCCGGAAAAATGAGACAGAACTGGAAGACGATGATCCAATCGCTTTAAAGGTGAAGCACCGTAGAATTATCGTTACTTTTGGACACGTTCGACACCCACCCGCTAAAACCGCCCCAAGTGGAACCACGCCACGATATGAAGAATTAAGCGATCATCTAGCTGGAATAATGGCTAGCAGACCATACGGGCAATCGCCACTTAATGCAGAACTTAAAGGAGTAGATGGCGTAGATGTACCCTTATCGTTTGACATCGGTTCAGAGCAAAGTGATCCGGAAAAGTTGAACGACGTGGGAGTAGTTTGCCCTAATTCATTAAACGTTTTCAAAAAAACTGATTGGCGAATATGGGGATCTAGAAATAGTTCATACACGGAAGCATCGTCCGAGGTACAGGAAACGTTAATAAATGCAGTGAGGGTAATAGATGAAATATCAGTAAAAACACGCGATGGTGCGAGCAACATCCTTGGACAGCCAAGTGATCGCGATACCGCAACCATTTTGACAGAAATCTATGATGGTATATTAAACGCAGAGATAAAAGCTAAAAACATCACAGAAATAGTAACGTTAGCGATCGCCCCAGAAACCGATTATGATAGGCGGATAATTTGGCATCAAATCGAATTTAAGGTGCAGACTCCCTTAGAAGTGATCGGAATTTCGATTACAATCCCTGCGAGAACTTAGTATTTTTTGATATCAAAAAAATGAGGTTTTAATTATGGCACTTGACGATCAGAATATTTTTGAATTACTAATCGATCACTCTACAAGCGTTCGGTTACTTGGATTAGATGGAAATATTGCGGATCTGAAAGGGATGTTATCAGCAATAGATCCGCCTAAAATTTCCATTGATGTAGAGCAGGAGATAAGATTCGGAGAAGGAGGGCAAATCAATCGTGCATTAATATTTAAGGCGATGGAATCATCTTTAACCCTTAAAGCTATTTCACCCATTTTTCATACTATGGTCAATACTGCTATGGCTTTAAAAAAGCCTATAACGTTCCAGATTTCTGGTCAAGGGACAGATAGATATACTTCTCAAACCGGAATTATTAGGGTATTGATGACGGGAATAATTACAACCTTACCAGGCTTTACAATGAAGTCAGGGGAAAAATCAGAATTAGAGTTAGAATTAGGGGTGAATAAAGTAGAAGATGAGGTAGGATCATCTCATGTTATATTTGATCCAGGCAACGGTATATACAAAGTCAACGACGTAAACTTATGGACTTAGATCAAGTTTTATCATCAACGCACGCGATCGTCGATGTCGCACAAAAACAACAGATTAATGTTGATTTATCAGTATTAGGAAATGTTACTAAAAATGTATTGCCGGCAAAAGCTTTTTTTGAGTATGAAAGAAGAAAGGTAAGTCAATCAGTTACGATCGGCAATGAATGGTTATTAAGTGAAGTGATTCTAATAGATAATAGGCGAATTACTGAAGAAGATTTAGACATTCTTAGCTGCAGAGAATATGGTAGTTTACTAGCTGAAATAATAGATTCTACCGTCACAGTACAATGTTACGACGATCGCCCATTCAATCAGACTAGCGACTTTGCTATTAATGGTTTTAGATTTAGAGAAAAGGAAAAATCAGGACAATCGTTTTCTGATTATATGAGGTTATTTAATTCCAGTATTATTGATGCTTATGAATGGGCAATCACGTCAGAAGCGATCTTACTAATTGATGAAGTAGACGATCGTGAAAAGTTATTAAGTGAATTACCCATCAATGGAGGATTAGGTTTTGATGGCGTCATAACGTTAGTCGAATGGCTGAAAGGTTTTTTAGGAATTATTAAGCCAATTGATAATAAATTAATCGCCCCAGATAAAGTATTCAAAAAAGTAAAATTAGCCGGTATAGATTACTTTAATTATGAAGAAAAAAAGGAAAAAGAAGGAATAATAGAAGGAAATAATTGGTTATTAGCTAATACTTTTAATCTAAAAAATGAAGATGTTCAAGGCTTAAAATTCAGAGAATATAGTAGTTTGATTTATCACGCATTAGATGCCGATAAATTAATTGAAATTAATGATAATCGCCCATTTAATCGATCTACTGATTTTACTATTTGTAGTCATAGATTTGAAGAAGGTAAGGCATCTAGGCACTTATTTAATGAGTATGTATTACGGCTTGATAGCGATCGCCTCGCCGCGTATTTGTGGATGATTCCAAGGCTATTTATTATTGATGGTAAGCAATTAGATATGAGTGATCCAAGTGATAAACTGATTTTCAAGGATTTATTACAAGATCCTAATCAATTAGGATTTAGTGGCACACAAAAGTTAGTAGAGTGGTTAACAAGTTTTTTATCCCGTCACCAAAGCAATTGATCTTGGTTTTGCGTTGGTGTAAGTGGACGCCTAAAGATTTAGAATGTTTAGGTGGATTTAGTAACATTTGTCAATGGATCATTGAAATAAATGATCTGATAAAAGAGGATAATGAACGACAAGAAAAAGAAGAGAGAAGAATGAAAAGAGAACTAAACAAAGGTCGCCATTGATTACCGAAACTATCCGAGTTATCGCTAACGTAAAACAAGCAATAAGCGCCTTTTCCGATATTGGGAAGGCGGCGGAAAGTGTAGGAACATCTGCCAAGGCAATTGGGAAAAACATGGTTAAGGCTGGTCAGAAATTAGGACTAGCCATGGCTCCACTTGGGGCGGCACTGTACGTTGCAGGTAATACCGCTGCCGACTTTGAGCAAAAAATGTTAGGAGTGTCTAGGGCATTAGATTTAAGCGGTGAGGATTTAGCAGGATTTAGAGCAGAAGTTCTTGAAATTGCACCACCGTTAGGAATGCTCCCATCTAAGTTTGCAGAATTAGCGACGGAAGCAGGGCGATTAGGTGTTGCTAAAGATGCAATAATGGGATTCACTACGGTAGTCGCTGAGATCGCCGGTATCACAGACTTGCAAGGTCAAGAGGTAACTAATCTTGCGAAATCCTTCGCAGCCTTGCAGACCATCACAGGGGCGACTACAGACGAGTTAAATATATTTGGTGCAGCAGTAAATAAAATGGATGATGCGGTAGGCGGCACCACTCCACAGATCGTCGAATTTGTCCGACAAACAGCCGCTACTGGTAAATTACTGAAATTAGGAGTTAAAGATCTTGCCGCTTATGGCTCTACGATGCAAGCGTTAGGCATCAAGAACGCGGTAGCTTATCGATCAATGAATTCGATGATGACTAAGCTAACTTCACCTCAAACATTAAGCACTCGCGGGATTGATGGATTAAAAGCGCTTAACATTGAAGTAGAAGAAATGTCTAGATTAATGACAACAGACGCGAATAAAGGTATTAATCATTTCTTAACTCAAATCAAGAAAGTTTCTGATGTTGATGTTAGCAAAGCATTAGGAGCTGTCAAAGACATAATGGGAGCCGATTACGCGGACGAAATCCTAACCTTAGCGGTTTCCCATGAAAAATTAGGAGAAGCATTAAAATTTGCTGGCGATGAGTATGATAAATCAAATCTAGCTAAAAAAAATCAGGAATTAGAAAAAAGATTGTCAGGTGTTCGAGGACAACAAGCTATTTTAAATGCTCAATTTGAACGATTAAGGATAACGATAGGTAGCGTCGCCCTACCCGCGATTACTGACTTAATCGGTGGATTACTCCCATTAGTAGACAAGTTTACTGTTTTTGCGGAAACTAACCCAGAGATCGTCAAGTTTGGTATTTCCCTTGTCGGGGTAGGTTTAGCAGTATCACCAGTTTTAATTGTGATGGGATCGCTGATTCAGGCGATAAGTACACTTAAATTGCTTGCCTTACCAGGGGCTATTTTAAATTTAGGTAAATTAGCATTTTCTGCTAAAATCGCAGGTGCGGCGATCGCTGGGGTATCGCTTCCGATCGCCGCAACTTTAGCGGGCTTTGTAGCGTTAGGGACAGGAATAGGGTTATTAATAGCTAATTGGGATAAACTACCCCCTGCAGTACATACAGCCACCTCAGAGGCGAAATATCATTTATTAGGACTCAAGAATTCAATTATCGCTTTCCCTGGAAATATTGCGCAAGTTCCCGGAGCGATAGGAACAATACTTGGATCAGTTGGTGCTAAATTTACCAGACTAGAAACAGAAATAAATTATCAATTAACTAGGATTAAAGTTGCATTATTAAATATGGCGAGTAATGCTTGGAATGCCGGTACTAGCTTTATCCGTAATTTTGGTGCCGGCATCAACAACGAATTTAATAAAGTGATCGATAGATTTAGAAATCAATTAAACCAATTACGGGGTATGTTACCGGGAAGTGAACCCAAAATACCATCGCCTTTATCTAATTTAGGGGAAGCCGGCAAAGCGACGATGACTAATTTTGCTTCTGGCTTTTCTGGCTTCAGTGGAGCTGGTGCCATGAAGAACGCATTAGGACAAACTAAGAGCGCTCTAGTTAGCCCTACAGGAGGCGCAGGAGGTGGTACAATGGTTATCAATGATAATCGTACCATTCACATAAATGGAGGTACAGGAGGCAGTACAGGAAGCGATCTAGGTAATGATTTTATCCTAGATTCATTACGTCGCAGTAATAGGGAGTTTTTGCAGCTTATCGAAAGAGGGAGACAAAAGGTAGATCGCACTAAATTTTAATTTATTTTTTGATATCAAAAAAATGGCTTATATAATTGCTTACTTAGGAAGTTTAGCGATCAATTCAGATGAATTGCTTAGAGTAGAAAATAGCTTAGAGTACCAATACATCAAAATGCAAAGATTGTCGAATTATCCAATCTTGCAGATCGCTTCTAAGGGATCAGGAACCTGTATTTTATTAATTAAATTTCCTAGTACGGCGCGATATCGTACATTACAGGATTTAGCAGATTCAAGAATTACACTTAACGTAATTATTAATAATAGCGATTACGGATCGTTTATAATCCAAAAACTATCTTCATCGATTAATACTTTAGACCATGTAACTACAATAGTAGAGCTAAGTCAAGTTAACTTTACTATGAATGTTGCGACCATTATTCAAAATCAAGCAAGAATAATAGGTTCTCTAGGTAGCTTTGATATTACTCAAAATGATATAATCCAAGGATTAAAAATAGATGCTGATTATCCACTTTCATCGTTACCTAGACTTAATAATAAACCTAAATTACAGGTAGAAGGTGATTCACCGCGATCAATAAATCTAAACTTTAGATTTAGAAAACAAGATGATTCTAATTATGACGATCGCTATCGAGCTTTAACAATATTAGCTGAAAACCAAGGACGTTATCCATTATTTTTGCTAGGAATAGATTATGGACAATATGTTATTGAACGAATACAATCGGTGATGAGAATAGAAGGAATAATTGATGTTTCTATGCAATTACTAGGATCACCATTAGGAGTACCAAAGCGTCCTAAAATATTTAGCTTTGTTGTTAATTCAGTACAAAAAGTTAATCAATTAGCACCATTAATTTCGTCTATCAATTATCAAGATCCGATTAGTGGGGGTACATCTTCACTTGATATAGAATTTGATGCAGAAGCAGATTCAATCCCCATAGAAGGTGATTCAATTGAGATTAAATGGGGGTATGAAGGCGACATAGAAGATAGATGGTTGAACACGGGAACACATAAGTGTGATTATCCTCAACGCCAATTTTCAAGTAATAATCCTAGTACGATAACCATTAGTTCTCAATCTTACGATTATCGGATGGGACTAAATAGTCAAACAATTGTGACTTATAGGAATTTAAACTTAAGAGGTATAATCTATGATATTGCTTCTTTATTTAATTTAAACGTAGTTGGTAATATTTCAAGTACGATTATACCCGGAACAAGTAATGATTCATCTAGTACGGTAGAAGTCAAAGAAAGCAGTTACACTGAAGTTTTAAAGCGCTTAGCTAATAACTTTGGTTATCGCTTAAAAATGAAATTAGGTAACATTTACTTTCAAAAATATTTTGATCTAGAAAATGATCTAATTGTGACTGGAATTAGCACTACTGATTGCTTAAGCGCTGAATTTATTACTCGCACAAAAGGCATTTATCAGAGGGCATTTGCCGCTTACAAAAATACTTCAAGCTCTGCTTCAATCGTAGCTGATTCGCCCACAACCGATTACTTAGACTTAAGACCAGAAGGATTTTATAATGATATTAACACAGCATTAGCTCGTAGTGCAGGCGCGTTAAAAATAACTAATAGACAAAGACATACGGGTAAAATAAGCGTTGAGGGTAAAAGTATTTATCACGCTGGTGTAAATATTGGAATACTTGGATTTGATACAGTTGATAAGGGTAAATATCAAATTGATGCAGTTACTCATAAATTATCACCGTCGCGTGGTTGGACGAGTGAATTAGAATTAATTAAGATATTTTGATATCAAAAAAAACACATCACCGTACTTTTAAAATAGTGACTTGTGCGTAAGTTTCAAGTGCACCTTGTATTCCTACTTCCGCCCCAAATGCTCTAGATACATAATTTTCAGCGATCCAATGCTGAAGGCTATAAGAGGTTGCGATACTGATGCTAAATGAAGTAAAAATCCAAGTATCTGTGGTGAATGATTGACCACTGATCGCCTCTGCCGCTACTGTTTGAGTAGACGATCCAAATCCTATTAAATTACCACTAGGTACTTCTACTAAGCGCCCCATATGTTTATCGGTCATAGTCGCGGGTATCCTTGCCCAAAACAAATAACTCCCTGGATCTAATACAAAAGTATTGTTACCATTAAGAACACAAAAACTTTCCCCGATCTCTTGTTTTGTATTTAAAGTCCTTGTGTTCCAAGTATTGATCGTACCATCGCCCGCAACAATCCCGGTTGGCTTTCTATCGGTTAATATGACTACGTTTATTTGCGTAGTTGTCATAGGCGGCTGTGGTACTTTTAATGTAAGTTGAGAATTCGCGTCAGTCCCTAGTAAGCGATCGGGTAATAGCGAAATACCTGATAATTCTGACAAGATATTATTAGCCGGCTGGAAGGCGTTCGCAGCATAACTCATAACCTTCTGATTCTCATCTATACCGATCAAAAAGTTTCCTGGTATTAAGCTTAATCCTGATATTTCCGTTAACACTTGATTTTTGGGTTGATAATTCGTCACTTGTGCTTGTAATGCTTCTACATCCGTTTTTAGATCATTTACTAATAATAGTAAATCATCATATTTCTTTTTTAGGTAAGTAGTTCTATTCGCTAATTCTATATATTGCTTGTTAGGGGTTTTATCTATATTTTCTGCACCCCCATATCCTAGTTCATCAAATTCTACTTGTGTAATCCCTTGCGGGAATATTTCACTTGATTCTGGTAAAAAAGCCATGATATGATAATTAACGTTGATAACTATAAGTACCATTATATCGAGTTGATCCATTGTACCGTATCGCCTTAGTTACTGGCGTATTAGAACTAATAACAGCAGCTAAGTTTATACTTACAATCACTTGATTTTCTACCTCTAAACTGATGAATTCTAAGCGAGGATCGCTATTAATATGATCCCGTACACTTGCCGTAATTTGAGCAAGTGAATTAGTCGAATAAGATAATCCAACAAAACCGATTAAAGCATCTATAGTTAGCTTATCTATCGCCTCTACGATAGGTAAATCAGAATAATCAGAATACATGAGATATATTCCTTGTTAACTTTTGGGTTAATACTTGAGCTAATAGGGGTGGTACGGCATACCCTAACCCTTGCCCACCATAGCGTGATTCGATGTAGAAATCATCAGGAAAACCGCATAAGCGAGCAATTCCTTTAACAGGAATATACCATAATCCCTCATCATCTACGATAGTCCCAACAGCAGAAGTCTCGCGATCCTTAAAAGTATTTCGGGTAAGCGTCCAGATTGGCTGATCATACCTTCTTATTGTTGGGCTTAGACCGTCATTCTGGACTAATATCCCTTTTTTCATGTCATACTCTATACCTTTTTTTGTCTTATTTATCAGAGTTAATATCTGCCTCTCTGATAGTTTGCCAGGCATTAATTCAATGCCCGCGATCGCTTCTTTCCATCCCATTCTTAGACGTTCTGACGGAAAATCCCAGAGCCCATTTTTACTTGCTAATAAAATCAATCTTTTCCGGTTTTGTGGTACTCCATAATCAGCAGCATCTATCACTTTTATTTTCATTTCATACCCAGCAGCATCTAGGAAATTTTTAATAATTCCGAAACTATCTGATTTAAGATAAGCGGGTACTTGTTCAAGCCAAAAATAAGTTGGGCAAGTAGATCTAATAGCCGTAACTATTCCTTTTGCCATTACATGATCACGTCTAGTTTCCTTGCCTTTTTGCTTACTCGCCACATAAGATCTCATGTGATTAGCGACGCTTAAATTACTACAGACAGGCGACGCTTGTAAAACATCACAGCGCGGTAAATAAGCGGCAACTTCTTCTACTTTAGCCTTATAAAAATGGCAATCTGGGAAATTGATACTACTGACGCGCTTACAGTAATCAGAATACTTTGAATTTTCCTCATCATACTCGACAGATGCTATCATCCGAATTCCTGCTTTTTTCATTCCATAAGCAGCGCCGCCTATCCCGGAAAATAAAGTAATGCCCGTTAATTGATCCATCTTTTTTTTTGATATCAAAAAAACTACAATTGAGCTAGAGTAATCCTGGAATGGATAACTGAATGCTATCTTGTGGTAATCTTTTCATTACCTTTTTTTTAAACATTCGCCAACTTACATCTACAGCTTGAGATCGTAGATTATCCGGTAATTTCGCATCTACCACCCAATGATTGGGTGGGTAATAGCTATACATCTTAAAGAATTCTTTTTCGCAGCGATCGACGCCTTGCCGGAAATCTCGCAACATTAAATTGTGGAAGGCTTCTAATGCTAAATCTTCCCAATCTCCTTGTGTGAGGCGAATTAAATCTTGTGTGTGCTCCCGTTCTACAAGCTCAAAATCAAATATGTGTCCGCATTTACATACTCTTGCCATTGGGTGATTAAGGCGGTTACAGGTCTCTATAGGACACACTTTAAAAGGTACTCGATCGCCATCCTTGGGCGTAACATCAAAATCTTCTTCACTTAATCTAACATCTTCTAATTTACCAAATTTATCTACTAATTTAACAAAGTCTATAACTTTAAATGATTCCTTTCCAGGAGCGATCCTTGCCCCTCGTCCTAATCGTTGAAAATAACTTGTACGATTGTCTGTTCGATTATTTAAAATAACTGTTGTTGCTTCCGGAATATCGCAACCTTCTGCTAATTTTTGACAACTAACTAATACCGTAACAATACCTTGTCGGAATTCTTCAAATGTCTTTTCTACTTTTTTACATTCTGTTTTTGAAGTAACAGAAACTGCGTTAGTTCCCTTACTTTGAAAGTATCGCGCCGTCACGTCACTATGATTAATCGAGTTACAAAAAATAAATGTTCTCTCGCCTCCAGATATACGATCCCAATGATCGTAAACGAATTCCGGCGATGCTTGTAATTTTGAACCTTTCCCTTTATTAGTTGGGATAAAGTAAATTGGCTTGGCTAAAAAGCCCATTTTAATTAATTCACCGGGATTAGGGGCAAATACAGGGCGATCAAAAATATCTAGTAGCGATCGTTGTTGCATTTGCCACGGAGTCGCGGTTAACCCAATTTTACTTTTTGCCGTTCGCAATGGCTTCTCTAATGCTTTAGCGAATGCAGTAATGTGTGCTTCATCTATTATCCAACGGGTAGTAATGTCAATCAACCAATTCAAGTCCCTTAACTGACTCCCTAGGGACTGATAAGAGGCGATCTGTACATTAGCCGATCTATTCTCTGATTCATTCCCTAAGATGAAAGCGCTAGATAGATCCCATTGCTTCAAAGTTCTTTCAGTTTGCCTAGCTAAGTTATCCCGTGGGATAACAAAACAAACCTTACCTCCTCTTTGGATCTCGCGCCATGCTAAGGCACATCCGATCATGGTTTTCCCACTTCCGGTAGGGGCGACTAATATACTAGAAGGTAACTCGTCTAAAATGTTGACTAGAGGCAACTGAAACTTACGTAAAGTAAGCATAATTAATCTTGGTTAATGTGTTTTATGCTGCTGTACTTGATCGTGGCTTTTGCTTAGGCATTAGAGAATAAGTAGTTAATATGCTGGTATGATCCTTAACTACTAAGTAATACTCAATCAAAATCCTATTGATCGCTTCCGAAACACTTGATTTAGTATACTGATCGGAGAAAGAATATAAAAAGCTAACCTCTGCTGGATCAAAGTATACTTGCTCTTTTTTGATCGTCTTGTCTTTTTTCGATACTCCCTCGATTAGAGATTCATTTTGCTTTGTACTATTTAGTATAAATTGCGGTGATTCATCACGAATAAATTTGTAGTATTCGACTATTTCAGCGATTATTTTGCTGACGCTTTTATCCTTTCCGGTTGTCAGCCAAAGGTAATGCCGATGAACCTCAATCAATTCGTGATTAGTCTTTCTAAGGCTAACGGTTAACCTTTCCTTTTGACCGTATTTATGCTTAGATCGCTTTCTGTGTTTTGCCATTTTTTCAACTAATAAGGACTATTTATTTATTAATAATAACATCATGATTGACATTATTATTAATGTTCTCATCCCCATCGCCACTTAGATTGTCACTCAAGGTCACTGAAATGATTAGACTAGCAACAAATGCCAAAATCATGAGATTAACTATAAACAAGCGCTTAATCCATTTACGTGACCGAGAATTTGCTTTGATGTATTCGTCAAACGCTAGATTTACTAATATGATCTCCCATCGCCAAAAATCAAACCATTCACCGTATACTCGGTATTTAGCGAATTTTTGGTGCAACTGATATTCAACACTGACATTATCTATTACTTCTATGTATCTAATCCCAGTTATTTTACATGGTGCTTGTGCTGAATTTAATTCTTTGAGGCGGCGCTCTGGATTATTAGCTAATCCAATCTTACATCGCCACCGAATGCTAGATAATAAGCCATGATAACCATTTGCTTGAAGTAAGTAAACATATTGTCCTCTAACATCTTTTTGATCATCGCGATAACGCGCCATATAATCATTTTTGTCATCATAAATGCCCATACCTATCTTTAATCTCCCTTTTTTTTTTGATATCAAAATTAATCCTGGTAATCAATTGCTTGCTGATTACTTTCAGCTTCTAACATATTTAAAATACGCTTTACTCGCTGACCTAATGACTCCCCTAATAATGGATCTAAGTTAGATGATGCTCTCCCTTCGCGGACTTGGTAAATATGCCATAACAACTCTTTCCTGGTCGTAACGTTTGGTTTGTTGCCATTAGTTGCTAATGCCCGCCATGAATAATACCATTTAAAGCAAGACCACTCTAGCTCTGTGATCTGTCGCGTGCAAGGCTTCTGTAAGGGAACAGGGGGACTAAAATTCATCATTTCCGCGTGTTGTTCCTCATAGCTTAAGCGACGGGCGATCGCCTCCTGTAGAGCTGGTTCTATGTCCTTAAACGTTTCTCCCATTAATGTCTCTTCTGGCAATCGCCTCACGAAAAATTCATTTAGTGGGATTGGCGTACTGCGGTTAGGATAATAAGTTAAGCTCCATCCTCTTGCTGATGGATTGGGTTCAAATTTAGGCGGAGATTGCAGCCCAAATTTAACCTGCATTGCTAATAATAATCCTTTTATTTTTTTCTCGGTTGAACTACCTATGATTTTAGGTAGAAAAGTTAAGACAAAGGTATCATCTGGGAGGATGATACTAGATTTATAATCAGCATAGATTCCTTGCTCTTTTAGCCACATCAAAATTAAGGTAGAGCGATCGGCGTGCGGTGTTCCAATATCGGATGGTAGCCGTATATCTACGTTATCCGCTAATTCTTCCTGCAAATATTCAATTGTCGCCTTTAATGACTCAATCTCTTTCAAGAGGCGATCCATTTCCTGATAATGTGGCACTAGCCAGTCTTCATATTTTCGCTGATATTCTTGATTTAATTCTTCTTTTAATTGATTCAATTCCTGTATCAATTCATCACGTTTCTGTACGTAATTATCCGTTAAAGTTTGCTCAGCTTCCTCTAATTCCTTGTCGTCTTCCTTCCTTTTATTAGCTAATTCTTGCTCAAAAGTTATTAGTCTTCTCTCTAATTCTTCCTCTAATAGTTTTTCTTTTTCCTGGTATTCTTGATCAAGCTCCCTGATAACCTCTTGCTTATCAGATAACTCAGTCATCATTTGAGCAGTAAAAGCTTGCTTATTTGCTTCTAAGTCTTCCGTCAACTTCTGTCTTAATCGTGTTTCTTCCATCGCCCAATCAGCGATCATGTCGTCTTGTTCCCTTGCCATAACAATCCTTGATCGCTTAATTTCTTCCTCTATTTCTTGACGTGCGAGTTTTTCTTGTCTAGTTATTTTTTCTTCAAGTAACAGCAACTCATCAGAAAAATTAGCTAGACTTCTCTCTTTTTCTTCTAATTCTTTAGTTTTAAGTGTTAACTTAATTAACTCATCTTGTAATTTTTTGTTGCTTTTTGTTGCTAATCCTTTCTCCTTATTCTTCTGTCCTTTTATTAATAAAAATTGATATCCATTCAACGCAATCCCGCTTAAACCTATACCTATTTTTATCGCGATAGGCGATGGTGAAAACATTAATCCTATACCTAAGATAGAAGCCATCAAAGGTACAACGTTATTTTTCATGATATAATAATAATCCTTGACTTTTGATTTTTGCGTTCCCCCCTATTAGTAGGGGGGTTTTTGATATCAAAATTAATCTGAGAAAAATGCAAAGGCGGTAAGAACTGATAAGCCAATAACAATGATGCCCGCAACACCAGAATTAATTACAATGCTTAACGCTACCCAAAGCGACAAGCCACTAAAAAAGGCGATCAGTAATAAGTAGACTGTCTCAAAATCAAGATCGATCATCGCTTACCTTTACTTACCTTTATTGTTGTTGACTTTGTTTAAAATGCGATCGGTTACTGATACTTTTTGGGCGGTCTTGTATTGCCTTAATTGTAAGCTAGCATTAGCAGCTTCGCGTGTAGATGAACGATAAGCAGCGCTCGTTTCATTTGAGCTTACAGTATGAGCTATTTTGTCTGCTTTATCTGCTTTATCTAACTCATTCTTAACGCGACGATAATCAATATCTTGACTTCGCGTGACATTTTTTTGATCGCGGACTTGCTCGCGATAATCAGCTTCATCCTTAGCGTCAGCAACGTCTGTTGCCGCAGCTTGTAAGATGAAAGCAGACTTAAGTCCTGCTAATTGCGTTAATGCTTGCTCAGTCTTGACGCTGATCGCTTCACGCTCTGTTAATGTCTTAGCTTTTTCCACAATCAAAGAATTATTAACTCGCTCTAATTGTTGAGTTAATTCGTCAGCTTGTGCTAATGTTAATTCCCCATATTTGCTACTTATTTCCTCAACAGTAAGCTTACCTGCGGTGAGCCCTTCTATGTCAGCAGAAATTGCTTGTAATTTTCCTTCTGCTGACGCGACGCTAGAGGCGATCATCTGTTCTAATCCCTCTACCATCTTAACCAGTTTGGTCTCTTTATCGCCTCCCTTATTAGGTTGAGTATGAGTATTTAACTTAGTAGTATTAGGGGAATCAAATGGGACTAAATTAGAAGTAGTCCCATTATCATTTACAACTTTTGTTTTCGTTGACTTGCGATTTGTTTGTCCTACAACTTCTGCTGATTTGATGTGATCTGCTCGCTCAAATGACTTAGTTGATTTAGCCATTAGTAATCCTCTTTTTTAGGTGTTATGACTATTATAGGGGGAGATAAATGATACTGTCAACACCCCCCTAATTAGATTATTAATCGGTTAATTTTTTGCTTGAGTACCCAAAAGATTTGTACTCGAATGGGAATAAAATCCGCTTAAGCCTTCCAATCACGATCGCCGTTTTGAATTCCTCAAAAAAATCAGCAAAGCCATTATAGTTAGTTGATTTGAAATACCGATCATTAGCATTTTTAGAATCGATTATGAAGATTATTGTGCAGCTACCTGCTGGCGTTTGTTGCTCTATAATCTTACCTAAAGCTTCTAAATCGCGAGCAGACAATTGATCATAGGGGATGTACTGTACAATGTCTGATCGCCAATTTTCCTCCCATACTGCTCGTTCGCTTGCTACGCCATTTTCCGGGTTATAAAACATGATAGATAAGTCCATGGTGTGTTTGATACCTTTTTGCGAAAAAGGTTACTGAGTCCCTAATATAACGCTTATCTAGTCCCTCTATAACACCTATGTGCCACTTTCTCTATTTTTCTTCACTGGCACATAACCTCTAGACATATACTAAAAAACGAGTTAACCTTATCGCGTTAAGTTAATCCGTTTTTTTTTGATATCAAAAAATTCTTAGACTTAACCGCGATCGCGGTAGGTTATGGATCCCTTAGTTTAGAGCTACACTTAGAGGAATCTCAAACCCAAGAAACTTTTATGAGTATGACTAATTACTTGCGTAATTTTTTCAACGCCAATTTAGATGCTCAATTAATAAGAATTGAGTTAATATCTCTAGCAGAGGAATCCGTAAATTTACCTACCCTAAGAAGGCATTTAAAGATCGCCACAGCCAATTCTACTTTTAAAGATTGGCAATTATTAGCTTCTTTAATTGATCATCGATATTCGATTAATGAAGCGATCAATTACCTTGCGACCTCTCATGATCAAGTTGCGGATCATCTTGAATTGCGTTATAATCAATTAAATAATCGTAATTGTAAATATTTATGTAATAGCTCTTATTTGAGATGTGCCGTTAACCCAACCGCACCTAATTGCCTCG